TTCATAAAGTAGTACCTTATGGCAACGCAAGAGGCCCAGAACACAAGACCCAATCTTATGCGAGCACCCCTGCAATACGAGAAGCTGCGATGATAATTGCAGTGGACATCTGGCAAGCAAGACAAGTTAGCCAGACTGGTGGGGTAGGCATGGATGGGATCAGTGCCAGCCCTTATCGGATGGGTTATCAGCTGATTAACCGAGTGCGTGGTCTCATCCAGCCGTATTCAAGTCCAGCATCACTGGTAGGTTAATATGCCAGCTGCGATTACCACATTACGTAGCACACTAGCCACAGATCTTACTAATGCTGGCGTGTGGTCAGTATTTGCATTTCCACCAGCTACATTACTTGCCAATGCAGTAGCGATCACCCCTGGCGATCCTTACATAGTACCGAGCAATAACGATCATGTAACAGTATTACCTTTAGCAAACTTTAGAATTTTAATCACTAAACCTGCGTTAGATAACCAGGGTAATTTGGCTGGTATGGAAGATTACATAGTAGCCGTAGTAACAAAGTTAGCAGCGTCAGCCCTAACACTTAATATATCAAGCATTTCAGCTCCAGCAATCGTAAGCGCTCAAAGTGGCGATTTATTGGTGTCTGAAATTACAGTATCAATCCTAACGAGCTGGAGTTAAATTATGAGCAAAGAAGAAGATTTAGCCTTCTTAATAAAGACAGGCCAAATAAAGGAAGCACCAAAAGAAAAAGTACAACCTAAAAAGGAAGAGGAATAACAGTGGCAATTTACTTAAACAATAACGTAGGCATCAAGCTAGCGACCAACGCTGCGCCTACTACACCATCGGTTGACATTAGCGACCTAGTATCTAGCGCTGTTATTAACCAAATTGTGGACGAGCTAGAAATCACAAGCATGGGCGATCTTTCTCATCGTTATGTAGCTGGTTTACAGAGTGGCACATTTACCATCGACTTCATGAACGATTGGGCAACATCTGACGTAAGCCAGACTCTAAATGAGGCATTTGGCAAGACTCTAGCTGTATCAGTAATTACAGTTAAGGGAACTACAGTTTCAGCTGCTAACCCTACCTACCAGTTTTCAATTCTAGTAAATAACTTAACACCAATTGGGTCAGCTGGAGTAGCCGAAATTGCTACATCTAGCATTACATTTACTGTAAACTCCGTAATCACAGTATCGCCATCAGTGGCGTTCTAATTAAGGAGTAACAATGGCAAAGCTTAAAATTACTAGGGCTAATGGTGAAGTCACAGAACACAAGATAACACCAGGAATTGAATATAGCTTTGAGTTGAAATGGGGCTCAGGTATTAGCAAGATTTTGCGTGAGCATGAACAGCAAACCCATATTTTTTGGTTAGCTTGGGAGTGCTTGCGCAAGTCTGGCGCACAAGTACCTGTATTTGGGATTGAATTTATAGACAGCTTAGAAACTGTCGAGGTATTAGACGAAGAAAAAAAATAGTAAAGCGGGATTCTATAGTTTATGGCATAGCAGCATTAGCCGTAGAAACTGGAATACCGCCTAGCGAGTTTATTAACATGGACTCGGAAATGTATCGGGCTATTATTCAAGTGATAACCGATAGAGCCGAAAGGGTTAAGAATGCCAGCAGAAGTCGTAGGCGTTAAAGACGTTCTTAATGGGCTCAGTTTTATTGATGAAGATTTAAGGTTAAAAATTAGTAAGGCTATTGATCCATTGATGCGAGCAGTAGCTGAAAAGGCTAAAGGTTTTGTACCATCTAATAGTCAAGTATTATCTGGGTGGTCTAAACCATTATCTTCTACTATTGAACGACCATTTCCAAAATATGATGGCAGCGTAGTTAAATCTGGTATTGGATATAACCCAGGTAAAAATGTAGCTACTAAAAATGGTTGGCAAGTAAGCCAATACGTTTATAACGTAAGTAGGGCTGGTTCTATTTATGAAACCGCAGGCAGATTAAACCCACAAGGTAGAGCGCCATTTACATTTAAGCATGAAGGTAGTGGTACTTATGTTAGAAAGTCTGCCAAAAGCCAAGCATTAGATTTTTATGATTCAAATAATCCATTTGCTAGCCAGCAATTTATAGGGGCCCTAGAGCCAGTAACAAAGCCTAAACGAGTACCTGGCGCACGTGGGGCAACAGGTCGAAAGATGCAAGGCCGCTTAATTTACAAGGCTTGGGCACAAGATAATAATAAGGTCTATGAAGCTATATTAAAAGCCGTAGATAAAACAGCCGTAGAATTTACACGCAAAACTGAAATTAAGAAGGTGGCATAGTGGCTAATATATTTGTAGCAGCCTCGGCAACCTGGAATGGCAAGGCTCTTAAAAAGGCTAAGCAAGATGTAAATGTATTTGACAAGCAAGTCAAAAAATTAGGCGGCACACTGGCCGCAGCATTTTCAGCTAGAGCAATAGTTAGATTTGGTAAAGAAGCAGTAAAAGCATTTGCAGCCGATGAAGCAGCCGCTAAGTCTTTAGAAATTCAATTAAAAAATACAGGCTTTGCATTTAGTTCACCAGCCGTAGAACTTTATATCGCTAACCTACAGAAAACTACAGGCGTACTAGATGATGAATTACGCCCAGCCTTTCAACAATTATTAACTGTTACAGGATCTATTACCACTAGCCAAAATGCATTAAATACGGCTATGGATGTATCAGCCGCTACAGGTAAATCTTTAAGCACTGTCACCGCAGCCTTATCACGTGCATACGCTGGCAATACCACAGGATTAAGCAGATTAGGTGCTGGCCTAGATAAATCCTTATTAAAAGCTGGCAACATGGACGATATTATGGCCGAACTTAATAAAAAGTTTTCAGGTCAGGCCCTGGCTAGATTAGATACTTATGCTGGCAAAATGAGTTTATTTGCTGCATCTGTAGCTAATGCAGAAGAAATTATAGGCAAAGGTTTATTAGATGCATTAACAGAATTAGGTGATGATAAAAGCATTGAAGGCCTAAGCAATAACATGGAAGACTTTGCTATAGCCACAAGCGAAGTAATCGTGGGTCTAGGTAGAGTAATTGGCAAACTAAAGGCAATAGGTAATATACCTGGCGTAGATGGTTCAATTTTAAGAAACCTACCATACATAGGCCCAGCCTTACGTGCTGCGGAAGCTTTAAGATCTACTGGCAAAGATTCAGTAGATCGTGGTGGTCAAGAAAGAACAGCTGGCCGTGTACTAGCCGCACAAAGAAGACAAGAAATCAAAGCATCTCAGGATCTATTAAAATTAAAGAAGCAAGAAGTAGCCACATTAAAGGCTAAGAGTGCAATAGATGAACTATCTGCTAAGTTTGATGTAGAGCGTATTGGATTCCAAAAAGCGCTTAATGAAGCCACAGATGAAGAAACTAAATTACGCATCAGAGGACAGTTAGCCATCCTAGATAATAACGAAGCATTAGCTAAAAAGATATTAGAAGAAATGAAAGCGGCAGATGCAGCAAAGAAATTAGGAGAAGCGTTAGAGGCTAGCGCTGATAAATACGATAAAATGATAAGTGGTTTAATCGGACAATTTAGAGCTTTAGGTTTATCGCTAGGAGAATCTATGGCCTTAGCAGGTATGTCCGCTAGATACCAAGCCCAGGCTGATGCCTTTGCAGCTGGTAGAGGTCCTGGTGGGGCAGCGCCATTATCTACAGATCCGTACGACATTTTAATTAGACAACTTGCGCCAGAATTAAATACTCAATACGGATTACCTGCACAAGAGGCCATTTCATTAGCCCACATGTCTGCAAGGTATCAAGCACAAGCAGATGCAATTACTTTAAGGATAGATGCTTCTGGCGATAAAATGAGCCAAGCAATTGCTGAGAGTATTCAACAAGCGACTAGAAATGGTTATAGCACTTCTGGCGCTGGACAGTTGCCATAATGACAGTACCTGTAATAAATGCTGTAATTAACTTTAGTACTGGCCCTAGTTTTGCCCAAGCTATGATATTAGATACAGGTATTTTAGATACAAATGTATTAGCAGATTCTACGGCTGTAATCGTAGATGTATCTAATCAAGTAAATAGAATTGAAACTAATCGAGGCCGTACTGCTCTTAGCGATCAATTTCAAACAGGATCGCTTACTTTACGTATAGTAGATCAAAATGGCGATTTTAACCCACAAAACGTATCGGGGCCTTACTACAATTTATTGACACCTATGAAGAAGGTGCAGATTACTGCTACCTATGGTTCTACTACTTATCCTATATTTGCAGGTTTTATTACAAGTTATGTTACAACCTATCCAGACGAATCAGAAGCAGATTTAGCCATGACTACTATACAAGCTGTAGATGCTTTTAGATTAGCCCAATTAGCACAGATAAGCACAGTAACTGGCGCTACTGCTGGCGATCTATCAGGTACTCGTATAAATGAGATATTAGATGAAATTGATTGGCCAGTATCACAGCGAGATATTGACCCAGGTCTTACTACATTACAGGCAGATCCAGGTACTAACCGCACAGCATTACAAGCTTTACAAATTGCAACAGAATCCGAATATGGCGCTATTTATGTAAGTGCTGATAACAACTTTGTATTCCAAGATAGAGGCGTAACTGCTGGATCTATTGGTGGCACACCTACAGTCTTTGCAGATGATGGATCGGGTATAGATTACTTTGATGCTACCTGGACACTTAATGACGTTTTGATATTTAACAAAGCTACAATAACTAGGTTAGGCGGATCTCCACAAGTTGCCTTAAATCAAGCATCAATAGATAAATACTTTTTGCACAGTTACTTTTTAGATAATCTGTTAATGCAGTCAGATGCAGTAGCTCTCGATTATGCCCAGGCTTATGTGGCTAGTAGGCAAGAAACCTCTATCCGAGTAGATGCCATAGTCCTAGATTTATATACCGATAATTACAACTCAGGTATATTGGCAGCTCTAGATTTAGATTTTTTTGATCCTATTACAGTCAAGACTACTCAGCCTGGTGGATCACTTTTAGAGAAGACTTTACAGATTTTTGGGGTACGGATGGCAATAACCCCGAATAGTTGGAAAACCACGTTCACGACACTAGAGCCCGTTATAGATGCATTTATCCTAAATAATAGCATTTATGGCACTTTAGACTATAATGTCCTAAGTTACTAAGGAGTAGAAATGGCAGCAGGTTTAGGGTTTAAGGATTTTGTTACAGGCGAGGTATTAACCGCAGCCGATGTAGATGGTTATTTAATGCAAGGCGTGTGGGTATTCGCTGATGCCGCAGCTCGCACAGCTGCCGTTACATCACCACAAGAAGGTAACATGTCTTTCTTAAAAGACACTAACTCAACTGAGTATTATTCTGGAAGCTCATGGGTAGCAGTTGGTGGAAGTGTGCCAACTTCTTTAGAGTTTACTGCTGGTAAGAATAAAATTATCAATGGTGATTTTGGCGTAAATCAAAGAAACTTTACTAGCACTACAACAGATGCAACTTTTGGATTTGACCGCTTTCCATTACTATATTCAGGCGGCACTTGCACTTATTCTGCACAAACATTTACATTAGGTGCTGCACCAGTAGCAGGCTATGAAGGTAAAAACTTTGCAAGATTAGTATCAACATCACAAACTACAGCAGGTCATTTTTGTGCAACAAGTCAAAAAATAGAAGATGTGAGAACTTTTGCAGGTCAAACAGTTACTTATAGTTTTTGGGCAAAAGCATCAACTGGTACACCAAATATAGGTGTTGCTATGCAACAAAACTTTGGTTCAGGTGGTTCTCCTAGTTCTGAGGTAATTACTAGCCCTGCCGTGCAAGCGATAACTTCTTCTTGGGCTAGATATTCATTTACTGTAAATGTGCCTTCTATTAGTGGCAAGACAATAGGCACAACTGCCAACACAAGTTATTTAGGCGCTTGGATATTTACTTCTGCTGGTACAACAATTTCAGGCTTGGGTTACCCTGCTGTTGGATTACAAAATGTAACAATAGACATTTGGGGCGTACAATTAGAAGCAGGCTCAACAGCCACATCTTTCCAAACTGCAACAGGCACACTTCAAGGCGAATTAGCCGCTTGTCAAAGGTATTTTCAACAATACACAATTGATGTTGCTTATGGAACGCTATCAAATTATGGTTCAGCAACTTCAACAACAAATGCTGAGTCTATAATTCCATTAAAAGCAACAATGAGAGTTAAACCTTCAACATTAACTTATGGAAATCTCGCTTGGAATAATGGGGTTGCGGTAGTTGCAATAACTAGCGCATCATTAGCAGCCGAAAGTTCAACACAATTTGCTTATATTGCTGGAACAGTAGCGTCAGGTTTGACCCAATATAGACCATATGCTTTAAGCGGCAACAACAACGCTGCTGCTTACATCGGAATAAGTGCGGAGTTATAATATGGATAATGTAACCTTTATAGAAATTGAGCGCATTAGTGGATTAGAAACATTTGCTATTATTGATAGAGGTAATAATGAATTTACCTCAATGCCTAAATCAGTTTATGATGAGATGATTGCTAAGCAAGAATTAATAGCTGAGTAATGAAGCCTTGGCTTTGTGCAGCTGGAGTGCAGTTAAGAGATCAGATTGATACCTGGTATCCAGATCGCCGCACTACCAGTGATGGGTGGATTGGTGATGCTCGTCATTCCGCCAGTAAATCGGATCATAATCCAGACGAACGGAGCGGATTCGTTGTCAGAGCCATTGATGTTGATTCTCGCTTGGATTCATCCGAAGGGATCTCAATATATCTGGCTGACCAGATCAGAAAATGTGCGAAAACCGATAAGCGTATATCTTACGTAATCCATAATGGCATGATTGCTAGCAGGATA